CTGGATGTCAGGTTGTGCTGCCCACTGCTCAAAGACTTGCATCTTGATTTGGTGTGCATCGTCCTGTCTTACATTCGGTGGTACACCTGCAACCAACTCAGCAATGGTTTGGCGTTCCTCTGCCACTGCTTTCTCCTGTGCTTGCTCAACGGGTTGAATCATTCTGTCTGCTGCCCCTGGCCAGAGTTGCCCTACAACAATCTGCAATAACTGCTGAGTGTCCAGTGTGCCTGATCTATCAAGCATTTGTCCTAGCTCGGCTGTAGCCTTTGCACGTTCCAAGACTTGTGCAGGATCTTGCGTACCAATATCAAAGTCTATCCAAAAGTCGTAGCGTTCACCCGCTTTACCTTTGGTGTACTTCTGCTGGTCATCCACACCAACAACTCGGAAATATTCCTCATCTGGGCCGAACTGCTGGTATAGTGAATACACTTGGTTAAATATCTTCCTGACGTGGTTCAGCACAATATCCACGAGGTATTGCTGCTTTACCTGTGCCTCAATAGGATCAACACCATTGGCGTTACGTCCCCAGTATCTATTCAGGTTCGTCTCAATGTATTCACGCAGCACATAGCTACCTGGGTCGTATCGTGGTGGTTGATCCCATTGGATCTCGTCCATCCTAAGTACTGGAACCCGTACTGCTGGCCCGTACTTGGTTGGTTTGCGTCCCACTGTATGCTTCAGTGGTGGCATAGTCGCCAAGCTTTGTCTATCAATACTTGCGTCCGTCTCGGCTTTGATAACTTGCTGGTATGACTCTGCCAACTCTGGCAGACTCCTGGCAGAGTAGAGCCTTTTGCTGGTACGCTCCAGTGGCGTTACGATAAATGGGTATTGCCCGTGCTGGTAATCCAACAACTCATGTTTGGCATAGGCATCCACACCATAGCACATGATTGTCCTGTAGATTCCCTGCACATTGTCCTCATCCAGTAATCGCTGGTAGGTGTAGACAATCCGCACAGTCTCGTCATAGCGACCATCGGTAAAGTTATTGCGATGCCATTCTTCTATTAGTGCAGGGTCATGTTGCTGTCCTGCTGTTTGAATAGCCTCCTCTACAAACTCTTCGTCCCAATCGTCCTCGTTAATCTTGGCACGTAACTCCTGTGGGGTCATGTGAATCACATGGAAACAATACGGAACCTTTTGTGGCTCAATCGTCCATGATGGCATAAAGAAGTCTTCGTCGGGTGGCAGTGCCTTAATGACTGGTTGGTTGCGTATCGCCTTATCCAGAGGCACTGTCGTCTTGCCAGTGGTTCGTAGTTCCGTGAGCATCGCCTTAGCTTTCTTATCACTAACTCCTGCACCCTCAGTGAGCATTGGAATGTACTGGTCATCCAACTCACCTGTCATAAATTGTTCCTGATCCCCACCAGAGTTCACCACCATTGCTATCGCATCTTCCAGTGTTAGTTCCTGCTGTATCTGCTGCTTGCAATAGTCCCACTCTACTGAGTGTACCATGATGGATTTCTCTAACAAATGATCTATGCCTAAGTCTATCTGCTCATAGAACTCCTCCATCTTTGCATTGATGAGCCAACGCATGAAGTTGGAGATTACCGCAGCACGTTGAATATCATTCGACTCTACAGGAATGGCATTGATGTACGCCTTCTTGATGGCATTGATACACTGAGCCTTCTTGGTATTGATGAGGTCATCCACCTCACGGGACTCATGGTCACTTGCTCCATCCCACGGGAATACCTCTCCAGTCTCTGCATTGCGGTTGTGCTTCTTAAAGTCTTCACTCTTGCCGTCCCACTTGCAGTTTCGTGTGTAGTAATCCCGCTCCCGCTGATCAACCCATTCTTGGAGGTCATGCACTGTGCGACTGTACGCCTCTTGTAGAAAAGGAATATCTGGCTCCCCGCTTTTGGGAACATCTGTCATATTTTCGTCTGTAATCAAATCCATAGCCCACCCATATACTCTAAGTAATATCTAGTCAAACTCAATATCCTCCACCACCCGTTGCTTCAAGCCCACCTTCTTCACAGTAGTGCAGTCCATTAACTACTCCATACCGAACTGCATCCACAAAATCTTTCCAATGTTCTTCTTTGCTGCACCCTGTGTATTCCAGCATTGAGTTGATTGTATTCTGACACTGGTCACTCACATACAGTTGTGGTCTATTGATCTCAGACAACGGCTTGCGATCATCCCACGATAGTAGGTCGTTGATCTTAGACACACCTGACTCCACATCTCCACGATATACAGGGATCATGTGAAAGTCTAGCGATGCCATTTCTGCAAAGATGTCTGTCTGTCCATCGGTCTTTGTTACCTTCTGGGTTCCAAAACCAGGGTCGCAGATACGCTGAATAATTTCTTCATCCTGCTCCAAGCCGATAAAGTGTTCCTTCCACTGTAAATAGCCCCATCCGTTGGGTTTCTGTCCTACACTCGGTTTACCTACTGGTGTGCCAGCATTGTTGACGTGTGGTTGACACCATTCTTCTGTTGGTGATTCACGATACACATACACCCGACCATCTCCTATAACTCCAATCCATACTGCAACCCAAGGCTTAGTGCCAGCTGGATCAGTGATGAAATAACGAGTAACTGGGTATTTGTCTGGGTGTTTGATAAATGGTATTTCGCCATGTGGTACGACATTTACATCCTTGTTAAACTTCGGGAACTTGCCCTGCTGTGTCTTAGTGGGAATTCCGTAGAGTCTTGCCAGTCTCTCCTCTGCTGGTTGATTGACGTACTGCTCAACCAAGTGGTGTGAGTCGATGAATGGATTGTCTTCCGTCCACCAGTAGTAAATGCGAGCTGATGGCCAAGCATGACATATCTGCTCCACTGGTAACTCCCTGCCTTCTGTCGGAGCATACCGAGTCGCCACTGTCTCTGCCCCCTTGAGTAGTTCTGCAATCAGTGGAGTCCAGCCCTGCAACGTGGTAAAAGTCAGGATGATCCTACCATGAAAGTCCACTGTACGGGGAATCATTGTCTGAAATAACTTCAACGGACATTCTTCGTCCATCTCTACGATGTGTGCATTAAATCCCTCCGCTACCTGCTGGTTCTGCAAATACTGCGTGTAATACTTAAAGAAGATGCTACTGCCCTTGTCGATGCCATCACGGGGTGGCAAGATACATGTGGGCAACCTTCCAACAAATCCTGTCTTCTGGTTATAGGTAACACTGTAATTCTGTCCTCCACGCTTCTGTCCCTTCTCACGTAGATCAAATGGCAGACTATTAAAGATCGTGGCTTGTGCGTCCACTACAGAGCGTTCCTCGTTATCGTGCCAATGATAAATACGGGCCTCATCAATCTTCTGTGCCATATCCACCAGCAACCTATTGGCGAACGTACTCTTGGTGCTGTTGTGGTGGAAGCAACCTTGGGCGTAGTAATTGTGTGCCTCTGGTACGTGCATATCCCAAACTTCTTCATCTGCCTCTTTAGTGATGGAGGTAATAGTTCTTGACTCACGGAACATTCCCCCCAAGGATTGATCGTATGGCACTACATAATCGGATAGAGTACCCAGTTCAGCAGATTCGTAACTGGATAAATGAAGGCAAGACTCAAGCGTGGATCGCACAGCAGTTGCAAAACTCGCTGGACCCAAGAATAAATGCGAAGTCGATTTACAAGGTGTGTAAAAAGCATCAGATACAATGTCAACGAACTGGGCCACGCTCTGGTGAGAAGCATCCTGAATGGAAAGGTGGTAAAGTAATTTCCAAATCTGGGTACATAAAGGTGTACTGTCCCGAACATCCCTACTGCGTTGCTGTAAATAAAAGACGAGAAAAGAAAGCAGACGGGAAATATTATCGAAAGCAAACTTATGTTTGGGAGCATCGTCTTGTTGCTGAAAAAACTCTCGGACGATTTCTAAAACCAGATGAAGTAGTTCACCACATTGATGGGAATACCAAGAATAATGATCCTGACAATCTTCAAGTGTTTGAAACGAATGCGGCTCATCTATCAGCAACCCTCGCTGGTAAGTGTCCCGAATGGACTGCGGCTGGTAAAGCCTTTCTTTCGGCGACAGGGAACCTACGGGCCGCCAAATCCCATTTGAATCCAAAACCATATGCCAAGGAGAAGATCGAAAACTTGACCCATCTTCCAAGGTTACACGCAAAATTGGCAACACTCCCTTGCGAAAAGGTTCTCCAGCTCTTGTATTAACCACTCGTCCCTGATACATAGAAAGCACCTCATTCTCCCCTTTTATGGAACTCACAGGGCGTTCTACCCCCGTTTTTGCACATAAGATGGGCGTATCACCTGTAATACACCGATTTCCACCAAGTATGATGTGTATCTTGGTGTCCCTCCAATTCTCCATCACCCTACGCCAACTCTCTAGTGTCCACCCGTACTTTACTGGATCTTGCTTCTCCAGTATCGGCTGCTTCTCCATCAAATCAAAGAGTGTCTGCAACTCCTCGTCTGGGGTGGCTTGTATTTCTTCTGGCGATAGTGCCAGTTTGAGTTCTCCCTTCTCCACTCGCAGCTTACCAGTGGGAAAAGGTATCCCAAAGTCAGGGATTACTTCGTCGGCATAGGTTACTTTAGGCATATCGTGATCTTAGGCATCACACCCATTTGCTGGAATAGTACGTTTTGTAGGTTCTCTAGTGCGTTACCAATCTCACTCTCCTGTTTCTTCAGCCTGTGTGCCTCCCGCACTGACTTCTGATCCGCATGCAATATCTCATCAAATAGAGGCGGGTTACCAATAAAGTCTACTTCTCCGTAGTCGGTACTGTATCTTGTTACTTTCATAATAAATATTCGCTGGCACTAGGCAGGTTTGGGGAACTCAATCCCGTTATCCCTTTAGAGTTAGAAATGTGATAAAAAACCTCTATGAACCTAGTGCCAGCATAGTCATGTCAGTAGTATAACAACCCAAACAAATCCTACTGCACCCACCATGTGCTGTCTGTCAACTTGACACGTAGCCGCTTGCCACGATTTGTGTACTCGTTCCTTCTGCGGGGCGTTAAACGTGCCATAACCACCTCCCCTGTCTTCAGTATCCTTACTTTCCTGAAGTTCTTATTGGGCATCACTTGGCACACCTGTGCGTCCATCACCTCAGTGGAGGAGATCATAACTGACTTATCTTCTTTCTTCTCCCCAGAACATTCCGATTTGGTTACGACCTCCTCCTCTTGAGGACTAATAGGAGGTGTGGGTAAAGCCTCTTGCGGGTTGTCCAACTTCTCAAAGGTATCCAGTACATGCTGAGATACACGATCCCCGAATATGTACTGCTTGAGCGTGGACTCCTTGATTCCTGCCGCTTCTGCCAACTCCTTGCGAGTGACACGGCTGCTTTGAAAGCGTTCCTTAAATCCTTGTATCATGCTGTTTCTTCCTTTCGGCTTGCATTCATCTGGAATTACCAATACATGTCAAGCCCTTTAATCAAGAAAAGGAAATATGAGCGAAGAATCTGTTAAATTACCAAAGGTTAAAAAATGCCTTGCAATACAATACAACGAAAAAGGTCGATGGATATTCAGGCATAAAATATCAAAAGCAATCCAAGATGGGTTATTTGAGCACCTATATAGGTGCATGAAACCTTGTTATGTTACTCTTCATGTCCAAGATTGGATTAAGTCAGAATTAGCTATCACAGAAAATAAACTTTGCCTATTTGGGTATAATTTCGTTTTTAACACCACATCCAATGCAAAACAAGGGCAGGTAGTTATTCGATTACCTGAAATACCACATGGCCCAGCCAATATGCTTCTGGGGATGGAGATGCCTAAATCACACCTAGAACCAGCAGACACACTCAACGATGCCAAAGAAAAAACAGGATCTCTCTGAAGAACAAGCCATTGAACTTCGACAACCCTTCGGTTACAACATTATTGCCAACACCGATCCCGACTTCCTACGCCGACTCGTCATACGCATCGCAGGTGGAGCATCCATTACAGATGAGGCACGATTCCTAGCCCGTGAATGTGGAGAGTCCCAAGCCGTTTGCCGTGACTTCCTAAAGAAAACTTACGGCTGGACTGAACAAGAATACTATGACTTCCTAGGTCGCATCACTCGTGATATCAATCGCAAGATCGCAGAACGTCTCCATAAGGAAGTGGACGACATCCCCACCAAAGACCTGGTCAAAGCTATGGTCGCACTCACCAACCAATCCCTCACACTCGACGGAAGACCCACAAACATCTCCGCATCCAAATCCGACAAAATCGGTGAAAAGAGTATCGAAGACATAAAGAAATGGGCGCTCGACCAAGTACAGGAAAAGAAAGCGGAAGCCATAGACATACAACCATGAAACAAGTAGTTACCAAAATCTCCCTAATTAACGAAGACCCCAAAGCCGAATACCTCAATAACCCCATCTTCAATTGCATCGAAGTCGGCCCCGATGACGAAGCAGCAGGATCTTTCCTACGCATTAAACTCACCAATGAAACAGGAGAAGGACTACA